GCGAACAGTTGGCCAAAGTTGGCGAGGCTGACAAGTTGTTTCGCACGATTGCCCAGACCATCGCCCGGGATGGCGCCGCAACCCGAAAGACCCTTCAGGAGCTGAAAGAGAATGACCAAGCTGTCGCTGAGTATTTGCGCGGTGTTGTTCCTGCTGTCTACGGGGTGCAGTTCGCCCGCCCCGAAACAACCGACCCCGCCGAGTACAACCCAGGCCGAGCCGTGCCCGCTGGTGGCCTGCCGCCTTCCGGGTCGCCCGGCGATCCTGGCAAATGACCAGTGGGAACCGGCCGTTCTGGAGCTTGAAAGCGAGCTGAAGACCTGCGCCGCCCAGGTGCTGGCGTGCATGCAGCAGCAGGCCCCAGGCATGCCCCGCAATGGTGCACCGACGGCCTTGGGTCCCTCTGGCGGTTGAATCGCCCACTACGGTCGACAGGCCCGCGGGGTTCGCGAATTTTTCGGTTTTTGGAAATGCGCGCCCTTCTTCCACCTTTTTTGTTCAATTTCTGAACAGGCAGCATCACGCAGCCCTTGAAATTCCTGGCGCCTTGGGTGCCGAAAAAAGGCGGCAAGGTGGACAAACAGGCCAAAACGCCGGCCGCCCCTTCGCACTGGTCGCCCTATGCCGCTGATCCTGAATAAACGCGAGTACGCCGACGCCCGGGGCATGTCCGAACGGACGGTCACGCGCTGGCTTGCCGAGGGCTTGCCCTTTGAGGGCAGCGGCAAGAAAGGCGACCCCATTCGAATCGACATGGCCAAGGCGACGGCCTGGGAAATTTCCCGAGAGGTCGCCAAGCAACTCGGCGACGGTCGCGTGGTTGGCGGTGAGCAGACCACGCGGGAAGAGGAAGAGCTGCGCAAGTTGCGCGCCGAGCGGAAGTTGAAAGAAGCCGAGCAGCGCTTGCGCGAGTTGGAGCTGGGCGAGAAAGAAAAGAACCTGATCGACATCGACCTAGTCGAGCAGACGCTGGCCAGCGCCTTGACGCAAATGGCGATGATCCTGCGCCCGGTTGGGCGAAAGGTGATTCCCACGGTGTTCACCGCTCGCAACGAGGCGGCCGGGTTGCAGATATTCGACGACGAACTGACCCGGGCCATGTCGGTCGCGGCTGACATGCTGGAGGCGTTAGACATCCATGCCGCACCGTCTGAAGAAGATTCTTTCGCGGGCGGCTAAGACCTTTCGGCCGCCACCGCTGCGCGCGGCCTGGCTGTGGGCGAACAGCAAACGGATATTGCCGCCGGGAAGTCCTGAGCCTGGCCCCTGGAACAGCGGCCGCGCGCCCTGGGTCAAGGGGATAACCGAGGCCGTCCGCGACCCGATGTTCAAGATGGTCACGGGGGTGATGGGCGCGCAGATGTCCAAGACTGACGGCGTTCTGTTGAACGCGGTGGGTTGGCGGATGGACGACGACCCCGGCCCGGTGCTGTACATCGGCCCGACCCGAAAGAACGTCGAGTCGGTGAGCAAGGATCGCTTTTCGAAGCTGCTGAAGTCGGTGCCCTCGCTGTTCGAGGCGCTGGCCAAGGGCAAGAAAGACACGATCAACGAAAAGTTTATCAACGGCCAACGCATCGGCTTTGGCTGGGCGGGGTCGGCGACCGAACTGGCGTCGCATCCGTCTCGCGACGTGTTCATCGACGAACGCGACCGAATGGGCAACAACGTCGGCGGCGAGGGTGATCCGGTTGCCCTGGCCGAAGCGCGAATCAGCAACTTCATTGACGGGAACGTGACCGTCGTTTCGACGCCGACCTATGGCAGCGTCGAGACGGAAACCGACGAGAGCGGGCTAGAGCGCTGGAAGCCGTCGGACGAAGTCAATTCGCCGGTCTGGAAGCTCTGGCAGGAAGGCACGCGGCACGAATGGGCCTGGCCGTGCCCGGGTTCGAAGTGTGGCCGGTACTTCATTCCGCGCTTTTCAACGCTGTACATACCCGACGGCGCCACGCCAAAGCAGGCGCTAGACGGTGCCCGGCTGTTCTGTCCGCATTGCTCGGACATGATTGCCGAAGAGTCGAAAGAGTGGATGAACGACCGGGGCGTTTTCGTCGCCCCTGGTCAGCACGTTGTCGGCTTTTGCGATGACGGCGCGCTGATCGAGCAAGGCGGCGTGACGGTCACGGTGGCATTTGGCACCTATCTGGCGCCGATAGACGCGGACAGTTCGGCATCGTTTTGGGTGTCCGGGCTTTGCTCGCCCTGGCAGACGTTCGGCCAGCGCGCGCGAAAGTTCGTCGTGGCGATGCAGTCGGGCGAGCCTGGGCGCATGCAGGCGGCGATAAATACCGCGTTCGGCGAGCTGTACATGGTCAAGGGCGATGCCCCGGCCTGGGAGAACGTAGCAGCGCTGCGCCGGCCCTATGCCTTCGGCGAGGTCCCGCGCGGGGTTCAGCTGATCGTCGCGGGGGTCGACGTACAGGGCGACCGCCTGGTCTATGTCGTGCGCGGCTTCGGTTACAACTTTTCGTCATGGCTGATCGAGCACGGCGAGATTTGGGGCGATACCGAGCAAGAACAGGTCTGGCAAGACCTGGGCACGCTGCTGGAAACGACCTATGACGGCCGACCCATCGTTCGCATGCTGGTCGACTCTGGCTATAAGCCGGGCGGCAAGGCGGCGCCGGTTCATATGGTTTATCAGTTCTGCCGCCGCTACTACGGTCGGGCTGTGCCGACCAAGGGACGCCAGCAGCAGGACAAGCCCTACAAGTTCGCCGACGTGGACCAGAAAGGCCATGAACGCCAGCCGCTGAAACTGATGCTTGTGCATACGGACCATTTCAAGTCCTGGGTTCACTCGCGCATTGAATGGCCCGTCGAGCACGCCGGGGCCTGGTTCATTTCGCAAGACGCATCCGATGACTATTGCCAGCAGGTAGTCGCCGAGGCCCGGCTAGTGACCCAGGCCGGGCGCGTGTTCTGGCACAAGCTGCGCACCGATAACCACTATTTCGACGCCGAGGTGTTGGCATCGACAGCGGCCCATCTGGAGCAGGTCCACCGCCTGCCTCGCCTGGGGGATGAAATGCTAGACCAGCCGTCCGAGGCCGACGGCGTGACCGTCACGCCCGAAACGCCAGCGGCGCCCGATGGCGCCCCGGCAAAACCGAAACCAAAGCCACCACCGGAACCGGCACCGCCGGCACCGAAGCGGAAGAAACGCCGCCGGGGGGCTGTGAGTGAGTGCCAGATATGAGCCGAAACCGAAAGGCGATTCGCGCCGAGATTGACGCCATCGACGCGGCAATCCTTGCCGTGTTGCAGGGTGGGCAGAACGTCGAGGTAACGACCGCCGCCGGCACGCGCCGGGTTCAGATGGCTGACCTTAAAACGCTGTACGCGCAGCGTGACCGACTACGGCGCAGCCTGCGCGGTGGGCCGGTCGCGCGGCAGGGAATTCCGATATGACGCTAAACATCCTTGACCGAGTGATCGCCACATTCTCGCCATCGGCGGGCCTGGAGCGCGCCCGGGACCGGCTGAGCCTCGATGCGTTGGATTCGTTCGCCGGGGCGTCAAAGACTCGGCCAGCGTTGAAGTCGTGGTTCACGTCGAAGAAGGATGCCGACGGCGACATTAACCCGGAGCTGGCGACGATCCGGTCGCGTTCGCGGGATCTAGAGCGGAACAACCCCATTGCGCACGGCGCGATGAAAACCAAGACGGTCTATGTGATCGGGACCGGGTTGCGGCCCGAACCGAGCATCGACGCCGACTTCCTGGGGCTGACATCCGAGCAGGCCGAGGCGCTACAGGCGCAGATTCTGCGCGAGTTCAACCTTGCCGCCGACTGCCTGGAGGCTGATGCGGCGAGGCGCAAGACGTTCTATCAGAAGCAAGCCGAGGTGTTCCATTCGGCCCGGGTCAATGGCGACGCCTTCCTGATGCTGCCGCACTTCGAGCGTGACGGGTCACCGTATGCAACGCGCTTTCAGTCGGTTGAATCCGACCGGGTGTGCAACCCGAGCAACAAGCCCGACAACGAGACGATGTCGGGCGGCTTCGAGCTGGACGACCACGGCGCGGCGGTGGCGGTGCATGTGCTTCAGACCAGCCCGAACCGGCGTTTTCTTCGCTCTAAAGCCGAGTGGCAGCGTGTGCCGCTGTTCGGTGAGCGGGGGCGTCGCAATGTGCTGATTCATTCGAACCACAACATGCGCGCCGGCCAGACCCGGGGCGTTCCCGACCTGGCGCCGGTCATTGAGGTGATCAAGCAGGCGGGCCGATACATCGACGCCGAGCTGATGGCCTCGGTGATCAGCTCGAAATTCACCGTATTCATCAAGTCCGACCGCGATGGGGGTGGCGGCGACGCATACGCCCCCGGCGGCGGCATGGGC